AAGTATTTGTTGAACCAAGAGCAATTTATTATCCAGATCACAATCTGAATCTTAATGATACAGTTTCTTATGATACCAATGGAGGAACACCAATCTCTGTCTGGAATGGTGTTACAGGGACTGCTTATACTTCTCTGTCAGAATTCTCAACACTGTATGCTGTTCCCCTTTCTGGCAACTTCATTGGCATTAGTTCAAATAAAGTTGGTTTGAGCAGCACTGGATATGTTGGTGTCAATACATCACTTTCCCTTCTTTACTTTGCTAGTGTTGGAACTGGAAATACTCATAGTTTTACTACAAATCTTGATAGTGTAATTTCTGGTCAGGTTTCTCAAAATATTGTAACTGTTTCTACTGCAACCACACATGGTCTGCAGAATAATGACACTGTAACAATTTCAGTTAAACCAACCACAGAAAGAGTGGTTGATGTGAGATACAATGATTATAATAGAAGAATTGTATTTGACCCAAGAGACTTTGCCGCAGGTGATGTAGACACTGCACTTAATACAATTGGATTTGGAACTGAGTACTTCTCCTTAGGTGATAGAGTTATTCACACATCATCTTCACCATCAGGTGGTCTGGCAAACCAGAAGATGTACTATGTCATTCCATACAATGAGACTAAGGTTCGTCTTGTTGAAGAGGAGTTCGAACTGAGTGCTGCTGAACCAAACTATGTGGATATTACCAGTGCATCAAGTGGAACACTTTCAAAGATTAATCCACTTGTCAAACCAAAGAGAAATGAAACTCTGACATTTGACTTGTCAGATTCATCTCTGTCATTCATTAGCAATGGCATCTCATATTCTGCATTTGATTTCAATCTTTATACTGATAAAGAGTTCACCACTCAATTCCTGACCTCAGGTGCCACAAGCACATTTGAAGTTACTAAGACTGGTAACATTGGAGTCGATGCCACTGCAAATGTCAAACTTTTTGTAAGTGATTATATTCCAACCAATCTTTATTATGAGTTTACACCAACCAATCTCGATATTATTCCAGATTTCAAGAAAGAAATTTCTATTGACAATACCATTCCAAACTTTAGTGAGATTGAAGCAGTCAAGACTTCCTATGATGGAACATACAATGTATCTGGTGTAGGGACCACTACATTTACATATAATGTACCTACAAGACCAGAAGTTAGTGTATACACTAGTGCAAATTCTAAGTCATCATATGTGACCAATTCTAGAAACACTTCTGGTCCTATTGCTGAACTCAAAATTTTCAATGGTGGTTATGATTATCAATCTCTTCCAGGAATTAGTTCTGTAATTAGTGGACTTGGAAGTGGAGCAATTTTGAAACCAGCTAGCACAAGTGTTGGCAACATTCTCAATACACAGTTCAATAATATTGGTTTTGATTATCCAACTGATGAAACTGTAAGAGCAGTTGCTAATCTTCCAGAAGTTCTTAAGATGAATCCTCTCACATCTTTTGAGAGGATTGGAATTGTTTCACAAGGACTTAATTATTTGGTATCACCAGATCTTATTGTCATTGATGGATACACAAAAGAAGTTGTTAGTGATATTGACCTGAGATATAATCTTGGTGATACTGAAGTGGACATTGTAAATAACACCTTTGGAATTTACAATACCCCTCCAACAATTCTTCCTATTAATAACTCCAATGGAATTGGAATTGCTTCAGTAAGTTTCATATCACCATCTAAGACTGTAAGATTGGTATTGGATCAACAGTTCAGTGATGCTGCCCAGTTCCCCTATGTTACTGGTGAAAAGATCCTTGTTGAGAACTTGAGTGTTGGTGTTGGAACTAGTGGAAGGGGTTACAACTCATCTGATTACAACTACAATCTTTTTGAAGTTACAGATACCAGACCAAATCTTGGTGGTTCTGGTGCATGGATTGAATATAGTCTGAGTGAGTTTTTGTCTGGTTCAGAAATTCCTGGAAATGTTGATATTCTCAATTCTGCAGGAAGGGCAATTCCTGAATCACACTTCCCAATCTTTGAACCTGTTCTTCAGCCTAACAATTACTATGAGAATGAAAAAGTTACTAGTGGAACTAAAGTTGGTGTTGTAGGAAGATGGAATCCTCTTAGTGAGTATCTCTATCTCACCACACCAAAAGAATTCTCTGTTGGAGATAGAATCATTGGTCAGAGTTCAAATACTCAAGGTGTTGTTGAATCCAAGATTGAATTTAAAGCAGAAATTAAGACTGGTGCTGGAGCAACAGTTGTTGATGGTTGGCAGACAAATTCTGGTTTCTTAAATGACAACTTCCAGAGAATGCCAAATAATGAGTATTATCAGAACTTATCATATTCACTGAAATCTAAGATTCCATTTGGAACTTGGGATGATCCTGTAAGTGCTCTGAACCATACAGCAGGTTTTGCTAAGTTTGCTGATTTGATTGTTGAAAGCATTGAAGATACACCACAGGGCATTACAAGACCTGAAGACAGCAATGTTGAGACTGTTGTTGATATCATTGGAGTTGGTAGATTAAATTGCTTCCATGACTTTGATGAAGTTAGTGAAGTCACTGCAAATATTGGTGGCAAGTTAGTATCCGATGAAATTATCTTTGATAATAGAATTCTTTCTGATTACTTTGAATCAATTGGTAATAGAGTTCTTTACATTGATGATGTAAGCAGTCAGTTTAATAGTATTGCAAGACCTGATCCATTTTTACCTGCTGCAAGTTTTGCTAGTAATGCAACATACAATAGAGTTTTTGCTTTAACACAAGACAGAAACCTTTCTGATGAAAAGCAAGCAATTATCATTTCTGTTCTTCAGAATGACAATGTTGGTTATATTCAACAGTATGCAGATGTTGATACTGGTGCACACATTGGTGATTATGAATATGTTGCTACTGATAGTGGATTTGATATTATGTTCTATCCAGTGGATTATGAATTCACAGAATATGATATTTCATCAGTCTCATTCACAATTTTTGATAATCTAACTGGGGTTGGATCTACCAATATTGGTGATGTAGTTTTCATCAATAGTTTCCATACTGATGTTGCTGCTGCTACAACAACAACAATTGCCTCTATTGGAACAACCTTTAGGTCATCTAAAGTATTGGTTCAAATTGATAATGGTGGACAGTTTAGTGCATCAGAGATTAATTTAATCCATGATGGAACAGATGTTTATACCACTGAGTTTGGTGATTTGTATACTGGTGGAACATCTGGTTTTGGAACATTTAGTCCATATATTAGTGGTTCAAATATCAACATTGATTTCATTCCTAGTGTTGCTACTGCTTGTACTGCAAATGTCAATGTAGTTTCTATTGCTGATACTTCTGTAACTGGTATTTCATCAGTAGCACTTGACGCAGCAGTCATTCAGTCATATCAAACAAACATTGCTGCTTCTGGGTCACCAACAGCAAATGTTATTGCATCTTATCATTCACCAATTGGAGCATCATACTTCATTGTTTCAGTTGAGGATTTAACCAACTCTCAGTATGAAATGTTTGAGGCAATTACTGTAGATGCTGAGGTTAATGATGATGGTTATGTTGAGTTTGCAAATCTTTATACCAGTTCTGATAGTCTTGGTACTGTTGGATTTGATACATCAAGTGGTGGTTATCAGTTAACATATACTCCAATTGCCAATGCAGAGATGCAGGTAAGAGTATACTCTATGCAACTTTACATTTATGATGATGAGCACTCAGAGCATACAATTTCATTCCACAATAGTGAAATTGAAACAAATCACAGAGAATATACTGGTACTCTGTTGGACCTCAAGACTGCATTTGGTCTTACACATGATGGACTGAATATCTTTGAGAGATACTTCAATGGAAGTGACTCTGCTATCGTTGACACTACAAATAATGTAATCAAGATTGTAGACCACTTCTTTGTAACTGGAGAAAAGGTCATCTACAGTCATGCAGGAGCAGGAACAACTCAGGCAATTGGTATTGCAACAACAACTGTTCCTGGAATTGGTAGCACTGATAAACTTCCAAATGAATTGTTTGTTGTCAAGCAAAATAATGTAGATCTTAAGTTTGCTTCTACTGCAGAAAATGCACTTGCAGCAAATCCTGTAACATTTGATCTGACTTCTGTTGGAATTGGAACCTCACATAATATTACAGCAACAAATCAGAATCCAAAGGTTATGGTTGCTGTTGATAATATCATTCAATCACCAATTGTATCAGCAGGAGTTACATATTCTCTTGACCAAAATATTGTCTTTGATACCACTATTACTCTGAGTGGAGTCACCTCCATCTTTGCTGAAGACTTGATACAAATTAATGATGAAGTTATGACTGTCAGGTCTGTTGGTATTGGTGGTAGTTCCAATGATATTCTTGTTAGAAGAGCATCAATGGGTACACAGGTCAAACGTCATTATTCTGGAGACGTTGTAACTAAACTTGGTGGCAACTATAACATCATTGGTAATACTCTCCACTTCACTAGTGCTCCTTATGGCAACACACCTGTTGGTGTTGGAACTACTGTTGACCCCGATCAAACTGATTGGAGTGGAATTACTACAAGTTCTACCTTCCAGGGCAGAGTGTTCCTGAGATCTGGTATTACAAATTCTACAGAAGAGACTTATACCAAGAACTATGTCTTTGATGATATATCCAATCAATTTACAGGTATTCAAAGTACCTTCACATTGAAATCTAATGCAACTGATATCACTGGATTCTCCACAGACAATGGTATTGTTCTTATCAATGGCATCTTCCAGGCACCTCAAGGTGCACAACCAGAGAACTATCAGAGAGGAGACTATCTCTTTGAAGAAAGTGGCATTACAACCATCAGATTTACTGGTGGTGCTGATGCTCCATATGGTTATGATCCAAATAGAACAGATTTACCAATTGGTGGATTAATGGTCTCATTGGCATCAACTGAAGGATTTGGTTATCAACCTCTTGTTTCTGCTGGTGGAACTGCTGTTGTTTCTGGTCTTGGAACAATTACATCTATTAGTATTGGTAACACTGGTTCTGGATATAGAGCAGGAATTCAAACTATTGTAAATGTTGGTGTTCAAACTCTGAGCACTGGAGTTCCTAATATTGAATTTATTGGTACTGCTGCAATTAGTGGTGGTCACATTGTCAGTGTTGCAATTACAAATCCTGGTGCAGGTTACACCAGCACTAATCCACCACTAGTTGTCTTTGATTCACCACTTCCTTATTCGGATATCCCTCTGATTTATAGTTCTGATTCTCCCTCTGGTGCTGGTCAGAGTGCAACTGCTGAGATTACAGTTGGTCAAGGTTCAAGTGTTATCAACTTTGAAATTACTAACTATGGTTATGGATATCAGAATGGTGATATCCTTACTTTTGCTGTTGGCGGAACTACTGGAATTCCAACTGATACAACTCTTACATATGATGAATTCCAACTTACTGTTGAGAGATCATACTCTGACCAATTCAATGGATGGGTCGTTGGTCAACTTGAAGTATTGGATAGTCTTGATAGAGAGTTTAATGGTTCCCAGCAGACTTTCTCACTCAAATTGAATGAGCAACCATTCTCTGCATCATCTGCTAAAGGTTCCAATATTGACCTTGAGCAAGCACTCTTAGTCTTTATCAATGATATTCTGCAAGACCCAAGATCTGCATATGAGTATAAGGGTGGAAGCAACATTACATTTGTTGAAGCACCTAAGGCAGGAGACACTTCTAAGTTCCTGTTCTATAAGGGAACTGCAGATATTGATGTTAGATTTGTCGATGTTCTTGAAACTGTTAAGGTTGGTGATACTCTTGATATTGATAATAATGCAAGCAAAGGACAAAGTGCTGCTCTGAATGAAGATGCAAGAACAGTAACAGGAATCAATACTGTTGATACTGTTTCTACTAATCCATATTCTGGACCTGGTGTTACAACAAATAGATCACTTCTGAGACCAGTAACCTGGTGCAAACAATTGGTTGATAAGGTTATTGAAGGTAAGAAGGTTGGCAAGGATAGAATTGAGTATGAACCTCAGGTTTATCCTTCAGCATTCATCCTCAAGAATGTTGGAACCAGCACAGATACTGTTTATGTTGATACCTTAAGACCACTGTTTGATGGAACTAATGAATCAACAATTAGAGCATTCCAAGATGTAATCACAATTACATCTCAAGACACAGTTGTTGCTGCAGCAGCAACAGCAGTTGTTTCTACTGCTGGAACTGTATCATCACTGGTGATTAGTAATGCTGGTCTTGGATACACCCTTGCACCTTCAGTTACAATTGCTAATCCTGTTGGAGGTGCTGTTACTGCAACTGCAACTGCAACTATCAGTGGAGTTGGAACTGTTACAGCACTGACTATTACAGGTCCTGGAACTGGATACACCAGTACAAATGCTCCTGTAGTTTTGATTGAATCTCCAAAGGTAGTTTCTGAGGAAATTAATGTAAGTTCTTATGTTGGTGATTATGGAATCATTGTTGGAGTTGGAACAACAACATCTGGTTCTCAGGACCAGTTCTACTTTGATACATTTATTCCTATGGATTCCTTTATGAGAAATTCAAGTCTGGTTGGAACTGCAGTTACAGTCAGTGGTATTTCGACAACTGATTACTTTACAGCATTCTATACCAACATTACTATTGGAAGCACATTTGCATCAGAAGATCAAAGTGGTGCAACCATTGGTATTGGAACAACATTCTTGGATTGTGTATATCAAGTCAGCAGCTATGAAGACAATGATCTCTTTATCACTGCAGGGTCTACAACTGGAATTACAACTACTTGCAGAAGAGTATTTGTAAATGTAGACACTGTTGGAAGTGGAATTGCTTATACAAGTCTGCCTGACATGGGTGAGTTTAGTTGGGGCAAGATTTCTCTTGATACCAGAACTAATTCACAAAGTTTCAATTTCTATGGTGATAATGGTTACACAGGAATTTCAACTTCTGCTCTTGTAACAAGATCTAATTCATTGAGATTTAGAAACTATACATCATAATCCCTAATAAATAAAGAAAATTCTGTTTACAAATGGCAGCGATAATTACTGACCAACTTCGTATCTTGAATGCAAAGAATTTTGTTGCCGGAGTACAATCCAGTTCAAATTCTTACTATACATTTATTGGTATTCCTAATGCCTCTGACTATCAGTCAGATTGGAATACAAGTCCACCTTCCCCAATTGATAATTTTGAGGAGGTGGACAATAAATATTGGGATGGGATGTTGGCGTTAAAGAAAATTGCGCCAAGTGATGTAAGTCAGGTTGTTAAGAAAAATACTTGGACTTCAGGTGTCACCTATGACATGTGGAGAAATGATATCAGTAGAGATAATGCATCTCAACCATCTGGTGTTTTTGATATCTATGATGCAAATTATTATGTGATGAACTCTGATTACAGAGTTTATGTTTGTCTCTATAATAATGCAACTCCAGAGAACAACTTTAGAGGTGGTCCTTCATTAGATGAACCAACCTTTACAGACCTTGAACCAAGAGCTGCTGGTTCTAGTGGTGATGGTTATATTTGGAAATATCTTTATACAATTAGTCCATCACAGGCAATCAAATTTGACTCAACAAATTATATCCCTGTCCCATCTGAGTGGTATACTAGCAGTACATATGCACCAGTTAGAAATAATGCTTCAACAAGTGGTCAATTAAAAATTATCACAATCAGAGGCAGAGGTGTTGCACTTGGTAATGCAAACACAACATATACTGGAGTTCCAATTCTTGGAGATGGCAAAGGTGCAACAGCAACCATTGTTATCAATAATGATTCTCAAGTAGAAAGCATCACAGTTTCAAAGGGTGGTTCTGGATATACCTATGGAACTGTCGATCTTGTAGCAGGTGGTGTTCCTACTGGTACAACTGCTCCAGTCTTTAATGTAATCATTCCACCTCCTGGTGGACATGGTGCTGATGTTTACAGAGAGTTGGGTGCATACAATGTCCTGACATACTCTAGATTTGAAAATGATACTGAAAATCCAGACTTTATTACTGGTAATGAGTTTGCTTCAGTTGGACTGGTTGAGAATCCTAAAGCATATGGTTCATCTCAGAATCTGACTCTGGATAAAGCAAGTGCAGTCTATGCTCTAAAGTTGACTGGAACTGGTTATAGTTCAGCAGTTTTCAATCCAGACTCATATATCACACAAACAGTTGGAGTTGGTTCAACTGCAATTGGAAGAGTTGTTTCATATGACCAACTCACTGGTGTTTTGAAGTACTGGCAAGATAATTCTCTTGCTGGATTTAACTATGATGGCACTCAAAATACAAACCCAGATTATGGATTTGACCTGAACAGGTTCACTGCAGATATTAACACTGGAGGAAGCTTCAGCATTGTTGGTGCAGACAATACACTAGCAATTCAAACTAGTTTTCAAGGTGTATCGACAGTAATAAATAGTAGGACATACTATCTTGGTCAGAATTTTGTAAATGGTGTTTCTCAACCCGAGTCTGAGAAATACTCTGGAAACATGATTTACATTGACAATAGACCCTCTGTTACAAGGTCTTCCTCACAGAAAGAAGACGTAAAAATTATCTTGCAGTTCTAAAAAATCATGCCACAGGAAACTAACCTCAACGTTGCTCCTTATTTTGACGATTTTGACCCACAGAGTAACTACTACAAGGTTCTTTTCAAGCCAGGATATCCTGTCCAGGCAAGAGAATTAACCACTCTACAGTCAATTCTTCAAAATCAAGTTGAGGATGTAGGAAATCACCTCTTCAAAGAGGGTGCACAGGTCATTCCTGGTGGTGTCACATACCTAAATCCCTTCTATGCCATCCAAATTGAGTCAGAATTCTTAGGAATTCCTGTTTCAGTCTACTTAGATCAACTGGTTGGCAAGACAATTACTGGTGAAACCTCTGGAATTACTGCAAAAGTGGTCACTTACATCACTGATGGGCAGTCAGAAAGGGGCAATTTCACACTTTATGTTGATTATTTTGAGTCAAGCAGCACAGATTTGACAACTGAGCAGTTTTTGGACAATGAAGTCCTCTTAACTGATGAAAATATCACTTTTAGCACCACTTTTATCAGTGCTGGGGAGGGTTTTTCGAGAACAATTTCCTCAAATGCTGCTGCAACTGCCTCTGCATTTGCAATTAATGATGGTGTTTACTTTTTGAGGGGATATTTTGTTGATGTTGCCTCAGATTTGCTCATTTTGGACCAATATGGAGACACTCCAAGCTATAGAATTGGTCTAAATGTTGTAGAATCCATCATTTCTTCAGATCTTGACCCTTCTCTGAATGATAATGCTCAAGGATACAATAATTTTGCTGCTCCTGGAGCAGATCGACTGAAAATTTCAACAACATTATTCAAAAAAACCACTGATGACCTTAATGATCAGAGTTTTGTGCAACTCGCAGAGGTCAAAAATGGTGTTTTAAGAGATATTGTCACCAGAACTGACTATAATCTTCTTGGAGATGAATTAGCAAAGAGAACTTTTGATGAATCTGGTCACTACTATGTAAAAGAGTTTGTAACCACTGTCAGAGAGAGTCTGAACAATGGTTATGGCAATAGAGGAATCTATAATTCCAACCAAACTACAGATAGTGGTCAAACACCAAATGATGACCTGGCAATTTATAAAATTTCTCCAGGTAGAGCATATGTAAGAGGTTATGAAGTTAGCAAAATTTCATCAACTTTCTTAGATGTTCCAAAACCAAGAACCACAACTCTGATTGAAGACCAAGCAGTCAATTTTGGGTTTGGTCCTACCTTTACAGTCAACAGAGTTTATGGTTCTGCCACTATTGGGTTCAATACTACCAATACTTTAAGTCTTAGAGACGAAAGAGTAGGTGCGACTCAGACAACAGCACCAGGAAGTGAGATTGGTGTTGCTAGAATCTATGATTTTGCCCTTGAATCTGGTTCATATGACACAACTACACCAGATTTAAATCAGTGGGACCTTTCTCTCTTTGATATCCAGACATATACTGACGTAACAGTCAATGAGGCAGTTACACTCAGCACTCCAACCTTTATTCAAGGTCAATCTAGTGGTGCAAGTGCATTTTTGAGATATGATGTAAGTGCAGGAACTGCTCTGACTGCATATGATGTTCAAGGAGACTTCTTTATTGGTGAAAGACTGCTTTTCAATGGTGTAGACACCAATGCAAGGTCAATTACCAATCTGACCAATAATGAACTGTCTGATGTTAAGTCAGTTTATGGTATTGTTGGCAGTGGAGCAACTTTTACAGCAGATTTGATCCAATATCCAGTAAGAAACATTGGAATTGCATCAATTACAGCTGCTAGTGGTGGCATTTCAACAGTTTCTTCTCCTACAACAGTATTTCCTGGAATTGTAACAACTGGTGGTCTTGTACAATACTCAATTCCAACAAATAGCATTCCTTCCTTTGGTAGAGTAACAGGAGTTAATAATACTTCCTTTACTATTGAAGCAGTTACCACTATTTCTGGTTATAGAGATGGTGCTCTGCCAACATCTGCAACAGAAGTTACTGATTTGACCACTGTTGAGTCAAAATATCAGTCAAATCAAGGAAGTGGAAATGCTTCTTCAAATTCTGCTCTTTATAGCAGATTCCCCAAGAAAAATATTTCTTCAGTAGACCTTACTGGAGCAAGTATTGTAATCAGAAAGCAATACAGCACAACTATCACTAGCAATTCAACTGCAACTCTGTCCGCAGGCGCAAATGAGGTATTTTTGCCATTTGATGAAGAAAGATATATTGTTATTAGGTCAGATGGTTCAACAGAATCACTGACTGAAAATCAATTCTCTTTGACTAATGGTTCAACTGAGTTGACCATTAATGGTCTTGGAAGTGATGACTCTGGAACTATTGTAATTGCAACTCTTAGAAAGAATCAGGTCACTGCAAAGACCAAGAGAAAGAACATTGCTAATAGTGTAATTGTTGACAAATCATCTGTTTCTGCTTCTGGAACTGGTTCAACAACATTGAATGATGGTCTGACTTATGGTGACTATGCATTTGGTACAAGAGTTCAGGACCCAATTATTTCACTGAATGTTCCTGATGTTGTTAAGATTCATGGTATTTTTGAATCTAATGACACATCCACACCTGTTGCACCTTCAATGACTGCAGCATCAATGGATGGTCCAACTGCAACAACAAATGACCTGATTATTGGTGAAGAAATTACTGGCAGTGTCAGTGGCGCAAGAGCAACATATCTTGTCAGAGTAAATGACACTAACATTAGATTTGCTTATAAGAATAACACAGTTTTCCAGAATGGAGAAGTTATTACCTTTGGTTCTTCTGGAGTAAGTGCTGTTGTCAATAATCCTTCACTTGGAAGTAAGAATGTTACTTCAGACTTCACTCTCTCAAATGGTCAGA